TGCTTAAGAATTAATTGAAGCTGAAGAGGTATATAAAATGGGTGGAGATGAATATTACAAAGATGTAGAAGAAGGTATTAGTGGTGGTATTGAGAATCTAGAAGAATTTACTAGAATTAAAAAAGCTATGGGTGGAGAAGTAAATTTGACAATAGTCAGAATGCCTGATATCAATAAGTCAGGTGTTGAATCATTATTTAAAACAAGGTAAAATAGCAAATGGCTGATATAGATAAAGCATTACCAAATACAAAAACAACTGTCGAAGTTCCAGGAGAAGTGGAGATCGAAGAAGCAATTAAAGAACAAGTAGAAGAAGTTGAAACTAAAGGTGGACCTGTCGAAATAGAAATGACAGAAGAAGGAGGAGCGGAAGTTTCTTTTGATCCTCAAGTTGCATCACCCGAAGGTGGCGATAATCACTTTGAAAATTTAGCAGAATTTTTAGGCGAACAAGTTTTAGATCCATTAGGATCAAAACTCGTAGAACAATATAATGAATACAAAGAATCTCGTGGTGATTGGGAACAATCCTATAGAGAAGGTTTAGAACTTTTAGGTTTTAAATATGAAAGAAGAACAGAACCTTTCAGAGGTGCATCCGGTGTTAATCACCCTGTGCTTGCTGAAGCGGTAACACAGTTTCAAGCGCAAGCTTACAAAGAATTGCTTCCTTCCGATGGACCAGTCAGAACTCAAATTATGGGTAACATTGATGTGCCAAAAGAAGAACAAGCAAAACGGGTGAAAGACTTTATGAACTATCAAATTATGGATCAGATGAAAGAATATGAGCCAGAGTTTGATCAAATGCTTTTTTACCTCCCTCTTTCCGGATCTACCTTTAAGAAAGTTTACTATGACGATCTTTTAGGTAGGGCGGTATCAAAATTTGTACCAGCTGAAGATTTAATTGTACCTTACTCTGCAAATTCTTTAGATGATGCAGAAGCAGTAATTCACGTAATTAAAATTTCTGAAAATGAATTAAGAAAACAACAAGTGGCTGGATTTTATAGAGACATAGAATTAGGAACACCACCTGTTACAGAAAATCAATTACAAGATAAAAAATTAGAGCTAGAAGGAATTTCTAAAGATGGCCAAGAAGATCAATACACTTTGTATGAAATACATACTAATTTAGATTTAGAAGGTTATGAAGATATGGGAGAAGATGAAGAACCAACTGGAATTAAATTACCTTATGTAATTACAATTGCAGAATCTAATAATAAAATTCTATCTATTAGAAGAAACTACAAACAAGATGATCCATTAAAGAAAAAAATAAATTACTTTGTACAATTTAAATTTTTACCAGGTACAGGTTTTTATGGTTTTGGTTTAATTCATATGATTGGTGGTTTAACTAGAACTGCAACAGCAGCATTAAGACAATTATTAGATGCAGGAACTTTAGCAAACTTACCAGCAGGATTTAAATCTCGTGGTATTAGAGTTAGAGATGATGCACAACCATTACAACCTGGTGAGTTTAGAGACGTCGACGCTCCGGGAGGCAATATCAAAGATCAGTTTATGACTTTACCTTTTAAAGGACCCGACCAAACATTACTTTCATTAATGGGTGTTGTGGTGTCAGCAGGTCAACGATTCGCGAGCATCGCAGATTCACAAGTGGGTGATATGAACCAAGCCGCTGCAGTTGGTACAACTGTTGCATTATTGGAACGTGGATCGCGGGTAATGTCAGCGATACACAAAAGATTGTATGTTGGTCTTAAACAAGAATTCAAATTATTAGCAGAAGTATTTAAAAGTTATTTACCACCTGTTTATCCTTATGATGTACCTGGTGCATCTAGAGAAATTAAGGTTCAAGACTTTGATGATAGAGTAGATATATTACCTGTAGCAGATCCAAACATCTTCTCACAGACGCAAAGAATATCGTTAGCTCAATCTCAATTACAACTGGCGCAATCGAATCCTCGAATACATAATCTGTATCAAGCATATAGATCTATGTATGATGCGCTAGGGGTGAAAAATGTAAATGCAATCTTACCACCACCGGCAGCACCAATGCCGATGGATCCTGCGTTAGAACATATTATGGCAATGAGTATGAAACCTTATCAAGCGTTTCCTGGTCAAGACCACAAAGCTCATATTGATGCGCATTTAAACTTTATGAGATTAAATCAAACTCAAAATAATCCAGGAGCGATGGCTGCTTTACAAAAAAATATACTAGAGCACATTAGTTTAATGGCACAAGAACAAGTTCAACTAGAATTTGTCGAAGAATTACAAGAAGTACAAATGATTCAACAACAAATGCAAGCAGCAGGTGCTGCAAATCCTGCAATGGCGCAAGGTATGATGCAAAATCCACAAGTAATGCAGGCACAACAACGTCTACAACAGATTACAAACCAAATTGAGTCTAGAAAAGCGAAGTTAATTGCAGAAATGCAGGAAGATTTTGCTAAAGAAGAAGAAAAAATTATGGGTGAGTATGGTGGAGACCCATTACTACGACTAAAAGGTAGAGAAATGGATCTTCGAGCGCAAGATAATCAAAGAAAAGAAGAAGAAGGTGAAGAAAGATTAAATCTTGACAAGATGAAAGCTCTTATGAACCAAGAAAATCAAGAAGCGAAGCTTGAACAAGAAGCAGATCTTGCTGGATTGCGTGCAGGCGTGTCATTAGCTAAACAATCAATGGCAGACCAAAGCAAAATTCACGATTTTGGTAGAAACTTCGGAAAAAAATAGATATAAACCCAATTAAGGAGAAAACTATGGTTAAAAAAACAAACAAAGGTCGAGACAATGTAAAAATTGTTCCTGAACTTGGTGCAAACTCTAAAGGTGAGCAACAAGGTGGGATTCCTGTGGAAATGACTGACCCGTTTACATCACAAACGGTTGACGTTAGAGGCACAAAAAGAATGAGACCTGACAAAAAACCTGTAAAAGCAACTTGGTACTAGTATGTGGTTATCGGCAATTAAATTAGCCGTCTCTGCTGGTAGTAAAATTTATGCTAACAAGCAGAAGGCGAAAGTCGCGATGTCTGATGCTCAATTACTGCACGCTGAACGACAGGCTCGAGGTGAGGAAGCTTACCAAGGCAAGTTGTTAGAGGCACGTCAGAATGACTACAAGGACGAGTTCGTTCTTGTTATTTTGTCGGCGCCAATAATCGTGCTCGCGTGGGGAGTCTTCTCGGAGGATCCTGGCGCTCTCGATAAAGTGAAAACTTTCTTCGAACATTTCGCGGCACTCCCGACTTGGTTCAGTACCCTTTGGATTTTAGTCGTCGGATCAATTTTTGGAATTAAGGGTACACAGATCTTTAAAAACGGAGGAAAAAAATAATGCCAAATAGAAGATTTAACACACAAGTCGCTAATCCAATGAAGGCTGGCGGCAGAGTAAAAAAAGCAATGGGCGGAATGTCTAACGCAAGAAAAGATATGATGTCTGGTTACTACAAAGACGATATGGGTATGAAGGGTGGTGCTATGTATAAAAAAGGTGGTTCTGTTAAAAAGAAAAAACAGGGTTACAAAGATAGAAAAGATGAATCTATCGCAATGAGAATAAAAAAGAAAAGAACTAAAAAACAATTAAAAGATTCAAGAGATGAGTCTTATGGTAAGTTTGGTTCTAAAGCTAAAAAGTCTGGCAAAATAAACAAGTAGTTTATGGCTCGACAAAAGTTCATACAGAAGGCAATTAAAAAGCCGGGAGCTTTACGTAAGTCTTTAGGAATAAAGAAAGGCGAAAAGATTCCAGCTTCTAAATTAAAAGCCGCTGCGAAGAAAAAAGGCAAACTAGGACAACGTGCTAGATTTGCTATGACTTTAAATAAATTAAGGAAAAAAGCATAATGAAAAAAATAGATGCAAAGAAGCAACCTGGTCTTGCTAAATTAAAAAAGAAAGCACCTCAAGTAGTCGCTAAAATGGGCTATATGAAAAAAGGTGGCAGAGTTAAAAAAAGGAAGAAGTAATGGCTAAACTATGTCCTGCAGGTAAAGCTGCCGCGAAAAAAAAGTTTGATGTTTATCCTAGTGCGTATGCAAATATTTGGGCATCCAAATATTGCAAAGGCAAAGTAGGTAGAACTAAAAAAGCTGATGGCGGTTTTATTGCAAGAGGATGTGGTAAGGTTATGTCTAATAGACGTAAAAAAACAAAAATGGTTTAATGAGTGGATTAAAAAAATGGTTGGACGAGAAATGGGTGGACATTGGAGCTCCGAAGAAGAACGGCAAGTATCAACCGTGCGGGAGATCGAAGGGAAGCAAAAGGAAATATCCAAAATGCGTTCCACTTGCAAAAGCCACACGAATGACAAGTGGGCAAAAGGCGAGTGCTGTCAGACGAAAAAGAGCAGTAAGTAACAAAGGACCTAAACCAACTAACGTTAAAACATTTGCTAAAGATGGTGGTATGATAGGGCAAGCACAAAGAACTTATAGAGGTAGCTACATAGATGGTAGTTTAGGTGGAGTACAAGTTAGTAATCCAAGCTTAAAAAAATATTATAAAGGAATGTTGTAATGTCTGGAATAGAAGATTTATTAAAACAAGGACAATCTAAAATAGCCGATGATGAGTATTATGCTAGTTTACAAAAAATTATAGAAAGAGACCCAGGAGCTAAAAAATTTTTTGATCCAGATGATATTACTTATCCAGCGATGGATAAATCAGGTGATTATAATTATAAAGGCGGTCAAATACAAACTAAAGATATAGATAAAGTTAAAGATTATTTTGAAAAAAGAGGCATAGATAAAATACTTTCTCCAGAATCTACTTTTGAAGAAAAAGTAAAAAAAGGACAATATCCAGTAGCAATATATCAAACTCCTGTTGAAACAGGAACTGAACCTGAAGATTTAGATAAAATGTTAACTATACTTCACGAAGCAAGACATAAAATTATGATGAAACCTGAATTTAAAGAAATAATGGACAAGTATTTTTTAAAAGAAGAAACATTTGTAAGATATTTAGATAACGAATTTTTTCCTGAACTAGATGCTGACTTACCAAAATTTGTTAATCAAGGAGAGGCTGATAAAATATATAAAAAAGCTGTTCAAGAATATAAAGATAAATTTGGAAAAGAAGAAAAAAGTTTTTTTGATAGTATAAAAAATATGTTTGCTTTGGGAGGCAAGGTCAATAAACCTATTACAGGAAGAATAAGGGATATATAATGCGAAAACAAGACAATATGCCTGCAAGAAACAAAAAGAACTTTAGACCTACAAAGTCTGGAGCAGGTATGACACGAGCCGGTGTCGCTGCCTACAGAAGAAAAAATCCCGGTTCTAAATTAAAAACAGCTGTGACTGGTAAAGTTAAAAAAGGGTCCGCTGCCGCTAACAGGCGAAAATCATACTGCGCAAGAAGTGCAGGTCAAATGAAAAAATTTCCTAAAGCAGCAAAAGATCCTAATTCTAGACTACGTCAGGCTAGAAAAAGGTGGAAGTGCTAGATCGATTTATTTATAACTTTTTTTCTAAACTTGATGATGCTATTGCATTTGTTGAGACATATGTTATTAAAATGACTGAATGGTGTTGGCAGTCTAGAGTTAAACTGCTAAACAAAAGAAGAAAAAGGAAAAAATGAGAACAGCAATACTAGACGCATTAGAGGCTAGATACGAAGCACAGATTTTAGAAGCTGATGCCACACTTAAAATTTACTTGGAAAATTCTGTGGGTATTGGAGAACATCCACAACATATAGACGAAGTAGATAAATTAATCGAAAAAATTGCATCATCTGAAGAAAAAATAAAAGTGCTGCAACAATTTAAAATATAAGGAGAGAAGATGGACGACCTATTAATATTAGATAAAATAAAAAAAATACTAAACGCAACTCTACAACAAATCGGAGATACTATGATTACCGGTGGGGTTGACAGTATGGAAAAATATAAGTATATGCTAGGACAAGCACACGCTTATCAATTAACATTACAGGAAATCTCTAACCTGCTAAACAACAAGGAAAAGGAGCAAAATGACGGAAACGTTATCGACATCAAAGGAAGTACCAAAAATTAAACTTGGTCTTCAAGACAAATACGAAGCTGAAAAAAAAGAAGAGCCTCACGCAAAAAGATTAGATCCAGAAAATATAAATACGGTTGGTGAGTTACCGGAACCGGTTGGATACAGAATTTTAGTTTTACCTTTTACACCAAAAGAAAAAACTAAAGGTGGAATTTTATTCTCTCAAGAACAATTAGATAAAGCTAGAATCGCAA